ATGTAATGTATATTTCTTTTTACGTAATCTATTTTTCCTCCTTCTAATTGTTTGTTTTTTTAACCTTTTATTTTTCATATCTCTTTGTGTTATATGGTTTCGTTTGTATTTTTTAACCTTACGTGTGTTTTTCATTGATTTATTACTACCGCCATTCTTTGAATTTAATATTTTATCAAAAGCTTCTTTGTATCCTTTATATATGGTTTCACTATTATCAGTTTCTGGTATTTCTTTAACTTTTTTAATATGAGTTTCATATTCCTTTATTATACCGGTAACTTCTTCTATTTTGTTACTTACCTTATCTATCTCTTTGTTTATATCCTCGATTTCTTTCATAATTCTACTTTTTTCCTTATCCTCTCCCTCTTTCTTTATTGCTAGATTTATTCTTAATTCATTGTTTTTTGGTATCTTCTCTCTTTCATATTTTCCCTTTTCTTCTTTTTTATCATCTTTGAATTTTTTATATCTATTTAATTCTTCATTTTTTAATTTTATATATGCTTGTATCATTGTAAATTTATTTATTTTTTCTGCTGTTTCTAAATATTGTGTTTCTAATTCTTCCAAATTTGATTTTAAATCAATGACTTTATCCAGTGGTCTATCCATCGATTCATATTTTTTTATATCTTTTTTTGATATGTTATCAGTGTTTCCATTAAAAAACTCAACTACTAATATATTTTCTTTTTCTTTTACTATTTCAGATAATTTTATTTTTAATTCCTTATTTAATGTTTCAAAATTCATTTTTATATCAGCATTATCCTTAGTGCTTTTTATTGTTTTTAAAAAATTTTTATTCAACTTATATCCTTTTTCCCACTTAGTAATAATATCTTTTTTGTATTTCTTAATAACTTCTAATTCACTCTCCTTTTTTCTTAATGCTTCTTGTATTTTTATTTTTTGAGGTTCTAATAATTTTGCATTATATTTATCACTTGGATCATCGCTTGAATCATCGCTTAATGTTTTTATTTGTTGATTTATATTTTCTTGTTTAAGTTTCAAATCTTCAATATCTTTATTCAATCCATTTGTTTGAATAAATGGCTCAGTATATTTATCATTAATGCTTTCTTCTTTTACTTTTTTATATTCGATTAAAAAATCTCCAGCATTATCTTGTTTTGTCTTTAAAAGTGCTTCAACAATATCTTCGACGTTATCTATATTTGGAAATATCGCTTGTATTTTAATTATCGTAGTTTGTTTATCATCCTTATTTTGTTTAATACTAGTTAAAATTTCAGTTAAATCTTTTTTTTTCTCATTATACTGAAGGAAATTAGTTTCCAAAATATCTTTTTCCTTTGTCCATAAAGGTGGTATTTTATCATATTCAATTTGCTTTTTTTCAAATTCGGCCATTTTTCGTTGCAAAGGAGTCCATTTTTTTTCCTGTTCGATTCTCTCACGTTCTGTTGTCGGCGGTTTCGTATATTTATTACGCTCTTCCCATTCTTTTTGTAATTTACCGAATTTTCTATTCTTAGTCGCATCTGATGTATTCAAAACTGATTCAGTAGAAACGCGCTGAATTTCTTTATAACCAAAATTTGTTCCTATAATATCAAGTGAATCTTTTGCTATATTTGCCTTTTTTGCTTTACAGCTCATCCGTGCAAAATCACCAGCATTAGGATTATTTGCAGCATCTAATAATTGTAACTGAATTGTTATAACATAATCCATTGGAATTGTAATACCTCCGATATTTTTTGATAAAACTTCATTTTTTCCCTCGGCCACATACTCGGGTAAGTATTTACTTTCACCAATAATATATTCATTTCCTAAAATATAAAAACGGCTCTTTGGTTTAAATAATAGTTGTTTAATCAATCCAATATTGTTAGTAATTATTTCTTTATCCGTTATCGGTTCATCTTTTTTTATTGTTATTAAATCTGGTACAAAATCGGACATCATATCTTCGCCAATAGATAAAACATTGTTTTTCGATTGGGATTTATCAATAATTAATGTATTATCTTCTTCTCTTTCAGGACTAGTAACATATTTGACTAATTTTACATATTTATTTAAATTCATAAATATATTTGGAAAATCTTGACCTACGCCAGCACGTTGTAAATCTTTCATAGTAATTTTTATAAATGATGGAAAAAATATTACATTATTATTACTTAAATCTATCAAATCGGACATATTCGGATGAAATGGTATCAAGTCATATTCTTTTGTTTCAAAATCACCAATTGTTTTAATATTTATCTTCAATGTTGTTGTTTTTATATTTATTGGTTCAGATATCGATTTATCAGAATCAGTTTTATCGCTTTTAACTTCACGATATTTATCAGATTCCATATTAATATTATATTAAGCATATAAAAGATTATATATCATTTTAGAATTAAACACTACTACCAGAAATAGCATTCATATTAGTTAAATAACTGCTAAATTTACCTTGTAAATTGCGGTCACGATTTTTCTCCGCTTTTTTTAATAATATAATAGCCATTTCTTCTTCTTCTGGAGAAACAAATCCATCATTATTCGTATCTATTAATGCCGAAATTTTTTTAAACTTATCTGGTATAATACAATATTTACTTTTATCATTTAGAGCATATTCAGATAATACTTTAAACGCTGCAGTTAGTAGTATAGCGTAAATAACATCACGAGTGCCCATAAATACTATAACAAATATAAGAATTTCTCTTGCCATTCCATTCTTCAATATTTCTTCTTGTGCTTTCGAAAAATTAAAATTAACATATTTTGAACCAACATTTAATAATAACATGGAAATACCAATTAATAATTTACTTTCATTAATGTGGTTTAAATACGTTTTATATATACTTCTAACAACTTGAGGTGTTTCAACATTTTTTTCATTATTAATCTTCATTCTTTATTAAGATATACAAATATTAAAATATATATTTTATTTTATCTAGTCAAATATTATTTGAAAAATAAATCCATAAAAGGAATATTGAATGATTTATCCATTAAATTTAATCCCTGAGTTTGTAAACTAATTACAATATCTAACATTTTTCCTGGTAATTTTATAAACAGCATAGCCGTATTAACAATAATATCAATTAATTGATTAAACATATCAAATATCATAAATGGTAATTCCATAATTAAATTTATTATTGTTTCCACTACCTTAAATATTTTTTCAAACGCTGAAATTACTCTTGTTGCAACATCAGCGACAAAATTAATTATTTTTTTAAACATTTTTTCTAAAAAATCAGGTAAATTTCCAAGAATATTAAATCCGCTTTTAAAATTTTTCATCATTTTTTTAAAAATTTTCATAAAAATACGCTTTCCAAGTTGAAACATTTTATTGATAAATGATTTTATTGGCTTAAGCAAATCATTGATATTTTCAGTAAATATTGAAATACGTGTCACTATTTTTGCCAAAAATTGGTAAGGCATTTTAATAAATATATATGCGAGCTGTTCAGCTATGTTATAAGTTATCTTTGTAGCTTTAATTAAATTACCATCTGGTTTTTCTTTATCTTCAACTTTCTTAGGCTTTGCTGCAATAAAGCCTTTTCCTTCGTGCTCAAAACCTTCATTTAATTGGTTTTTAAAAAAAACATTATTTATTAAAATACAACCAAGAATTAATAGCACTGGATACAATATATAGTCTAAATACAACATATATTATAACTATATTATAACTATTTTTTTACAACAACAAACTTTTATTACATAAATGGTGTAATAATAGAGGAATCGCGTGGTCTCAATTCACTTTCTATGTTGAGTTTATCTTTACTATTTCTTTTTACTAATAACTCGTCATCATTTTCAAATCCTTCATATATAATTTCATTATTAAACTCGTAGTTGAACTCGGACAAAAATATGTAAAACATTACCATAATTATGCCTGCTACCAAATTATGCATTGTTACCATAATTGTTAATATTAATAATAATAATTTTCCTTTTAAAGAATTACTAAATTTAACCAAAATATCCGGCATAGTATAAATTAAAAATGATATTAAAAAAAACAATACAATATTTTCAGGAGGAACATACATTTATAATAGAATAATATTTTTTATAAATGAAATAAGGGATAAATGAAATAAGGGATAAATGAAATAAGGGATAAATACGTTATATCAACTATATTATAAATTATTTCTTAGTTATGTTTTTAATAAAATAAAAATATCTTATTTTCATATAGATAATGACATCTTTAGGATTTTTACATTATTCTGAAATTAATGATAATTCAACTATAAATAGTAATATAGATTCTGATAAAAAGAACAAGCAAAAACATAATGCTACTATTAAAAAACGCTATAATCGCACTGGGAATGAGAGTGAAAATGTTCAGAATATGTTAAAATTGATTAATAACTCAAATGGATATGAAAATGACGGAGATGATAGTGGTTTAGTTGATTTTAAACCTCCGCCGCACGCAGAAGTATCATCAAAAGAACCATTATCTTCACTTAAAAAAAATATTAATCACGCCGAAATTAATCACGGCGAAATTAACGATTTAATTGATAATTATGAAACCCCGTTAAAGGTAAGTAATTCATATATAGAAAATCGTGAAGAAAGCGAACAATATAAAGCAATAAATGATACTGGACCTCGTAAATATCCGGCACCATTGGATAGTTATGAAGGATACGCTGCTTTACCCAAAACATATGCAAATGATTACTATAAAAATTTTGTGCCGTTTTTTAATCAAACAGAACAATTGGCAAAATCAGGAATTACTACAAATAAGGATCAACTCCTAGATAAATTGAATTATATGATTCACTTGTTAGAAGAACAAAAAGATGAAAAAACCGGACATGTTATGGAAGAAGTTATTTTATATTCATTTTTAGGCGTTTTTATAATATTTATAGTCGATTCTTTTGCTCGTGCTGGAAAATATACGCGTTAATTTATATTTTATAGTTGCTTGTATTTATTTAGTAATATTTTTCAGTATATTAATAATGTTTTTCTATTTTTTACAGAATAACAAGCATAATTATATATAAAAAAAGCAGTTGGACTCCTAAAATTACACGAGACATCTGGATTCATATTTAAATAATGTATAACTTCATTACTATCTGCTGTGTCTTCAATGAGTAATATTTCGTATTTATCTATTCCCGTATTTAATTTGGAAATACATGTGGTAAATCCTGTAATCAAAATATCAGAAGTTGCACAATTAGATATAATATTTATACATTCTACTGCTTTTTTATTTGCATAATACAATTCTAATAAACGAAATGTATAAGTGGCTATTAATTTTCCATTAAAAATAATACCATATATTTTTAATTTATTTAACTTTATTAAATTCATTAAACTTGATACATCTGGCAAAATAACACACTCAAATTTATAAACCTTAGTATGTTCCTTTATAAATTCAATTAATATATTTAATTGTTGAACCCCTATTTCAATTAGATTCATGGAAGGATTAAGTAAATAGTCAGAATGCAAATATGTTATATCAAATGAATATGTCTCGTAATAAACTAAAGGAACAATAGCATTCAATTGTCCTTCCCGTTTAAACAAATATGTATTTACTTTTTTATTTGTCCGTGAAACATTGTAATAAAAAGTTTGTATCATTTGTGGAGGAATATCTTTTTTACGATACTCTGGTTTTATACATAAATTATCTACATAATAAGAAGGAAATGATATTATCTTCTTTTCATTACAAAATAAACGAACATTTAATACACGAGATGATGTTATGCCAATTATTTCTTGCTGGGAACATTTTAATGGCAATCCGTTTTCAAACATGATTTTTGGTTCCTGATATATATTAAAAAAAGAAGGTTCATTCGAACAATGTAAATAAGCGAGAATATCTTCTTCAGATGGATTATACGTTGCGTCGGCATGAATAAGATAATAATCTTTAATAAAATTACATATTTTTATTAATTCTATACTATTTGTATTTATTGTACTAGAATCACTATTAATTGTTATTAATTTATTATTGATTAAATTTACAAATTTATTAGATTCTGGCGGTTCACTATTTATAATTCCAGGTGGGTTTATCCAATATCTTAAATTATATATATGAAATACTGGTTGCGTATGCCAAAAATGCATATTTATCCGAATATACGCATTACATATTAAATATATTACAATAATTGTTAAGAAAATATAAAATATATAATGTGAATTAATATTAATCATTACTTATAACTAATAAGTAATGATATTTATAAGTAATGATATTTATAAGTAATGATATTTATAAGTAATGATATTTATAACTTCAAGTTGGTTTCTGTAAAATGTATATATATTGATAATCATATTGACATTCAACAAGATTTATTTTAGATACAATAATAAATCCAACGCTTTTCGCAATATTCAATACTTCTTGCTGACTTGACATATACAACTGATGCTCGTTTTTTTTAACATCTCCATTTTTCATATTTTTAAAAGTTTCTACCATTAAAACGTTTGGTTCATCCAAACTTTTAACTTCTTGCTTCATATCAAAATTAGACTTATATTCATAATTATCAAATTTAATTGTTGTAGTTGTAATACGCTTGTCAGCATATTTTTGTGGAGAAACGATAGTAAATGGATTACCCGCAGGAATAATCGGGTCAAACTTATCTCTATTTACCAGATGAATAGCCAAATATCCGCCCGGACTTAACCATGTCATACAATTTTCAAAAAACTTATGTTTATCTTTCATATAATAAATTGTAAAATAAAAACATGTTATATGAGTAAATGTATTTGTATTAAACACCGACCCATTAAGAGCATCTGCCAATTGAAAGTTTAATTCTGGATATGTTTCTTTTGCCTTCTTAATCATGCTAGGAGATATATCAATTCCAGTGGCATCAAATCCATGCGCCTTTAAACTACTTACGTGATGACCTGTTCCAGAACCGATATCTAATACATTACTATTTCCTTGAGTTAATTTTGTATTTTTTATTAAATTTTTTATTTCATAGTCATTTTTATGTTTAAAAAATACTAAATCATCATATAGAGATACATAAAAATCGTCATATATATTAGGCACTTCTGTATTCATTACAAACCCATTTGTTTTTTTTTCAAAACCTTCAACTTGAGTTCTTCCATAATTTGTCATTAGAATAATACAAATTAAAAAGGCCAAAAAATATAAAATTTTGTGTAATAATGTGGTTCTTGAAAATACATTAAATGTTTTTTTAAATTTTCTTATTGAGTTTGTAATAGGCATTTGTATATATGTATTATATATATAAAAGTTAATATAATGAATGAAACTGATATTAATGATAAAAGAAGTATATCTGAGTTTAAAGGAATCACTTTTTCTAAATTTCAAAAATCCAAGGTGAAATCTGAACTTATCAAATGTTTAATAGCACCCAAGCTAGAGCATGCGTGTTATTGGACGGCCGAATTAATATGTTCGGGACATTATGCGGATTTATGGGAAATTATAATTCTTTTTATTGGCAGGTATATTCATTTAGGTAACCCTAAATTACCTATATATATATCAATGCGAATTAATAATTTTAAAGATATTATATCAAATGGATATATTGGAAATGAACTAGCGATGCGTAATAATATGAGAGTCCGCAAACTTTTTTCAGAAATTATTAGCGTTATTTGCCATTCTAAAAAAAAACATAGTCTTGAAGCAATAAAAATAGAGAAAAAAGATGAGTTTAATATCACTCATATGGCGTCACGCCTGAAGGCTCCAAAAATTAGTTATGTTCAAGATATTTTTAAACCAGATGACCCTAAAGAATTATTTATTGCAATGAATGAATTCGCATATCATATATCTAAAGAGTCAAAAAATAATGTCACCGCATGTTATTGGTTAGAATGGATATTAGAATATGAAATATTATGTAAACAGCAAAAAGAAATTTGTTTAGGAGAGACACGTCAATTTGCACCAATACAAGATAAATTCAAAAATGATATTATATGGATTTTATGGGATATTATTTTACATGAATGTAAAATGAAAAACAACCCATTAATTAATAAAATTATAAATTCTTTACTTGAAATGTTTAGTATTAGATACAATAGTAGTGCGAAAAGAAGACGTAAGTTTCTTATTTATTTTGCTATATCAATGATAACAGAACCACTCGATTTATCCATTGATATTATTCATGATAAAAAAGAGTTGGACATTATTATAAATAAAGTATCTATTGTTTATAAGGAAGTTAAAAAAAACGAAGAACCACTTGAGATGGATTATCTCTACAATGGAGTTGAACGCACGAACTCGGATAAAACATTTGAGAGATTGCAAAAAATGAACTCAATTACGACAACTCCCAAAATATAATTATAATATAATTATAATACAATAATTTAGTATGACATCAACGATTATACCATCAAGGATATTTATTATTCCGTATCGCAACCGAGAAAATGACAAAGAGAGATTTTTAATAAATATTAATCTACTACTAGAAGATAGTAAAATATCCGAACCATATGAAATTTATTTCGCTCATCAATATGATGGACGTCCGTTTAATCGGGGCGCTATGAAAAACATCGGCTTCTTGGCAATGAAAACAAAATACCCTAATAATTACAAAGATATTACCTTTATTTTTCATGATGTAGATACTTGGCCAAAAGAAAAAGGAATGATAAATTACAATACATCTCTCGGTATCGTAAAACATTTTTATGGATTTGTTTTTGCACTTGGCGGAATTTTTGCAATTAAAGGAGCTGACTTTGAAAAAAGTAAAGGATTTCCTAATTTTTGGGGATGGGGTATCGAAGATAATATGATTAATGATAGATGTATCGAAGTAGGCCTTACAATTGATCGTAGTCAGTTTTATATTGTTTCTGACGGAAGAATCGAACGTTCTTTTGATGGATTTAAAAGAATCATTTCTAAACGTGATAGTCTCGTTTACAAACAAAAATGTTGCGATGACATTATTGCTCTTAAAAATATAAAATGGAAAATTCAAGGTGAATTTATCCATATTACACATTTTGATTGTGATATGGATCCAAATGAACAAATATATGAACCAATTGATATTCGTAATACAACAAAAATCAGAGTTCCTAATCCATCCAGTTTTAGACGTAATTGGAATATGTTTAATAGGTAATTTTTTATAATCTATAATTATATATCATTCAAATGTCGTATTTAAAAAATAATATTACTGGTAGTTCCATTAAATCTCCATTCAATTTGAATAATTTAACGGGTTCTTCTCCTCGCTCATCTGAAGGAATATATAATAATGTCTCTGATAAAGCAGCATCTGTATTTTCTCCGAAATCTTCTTCAAAATCAAGATTATTCAATGTTCCATCAGAATCTACACCCTTTTTAACATCCGCCGCAAAATCAGCAATTGGATTAACGCCCGAAATACAATCTAATAATAGTTCATTTTTCCGTTATCTTGGAGTATTTGTTATATTAGGAGTTCTTGTATTGAATGTCTTTTTATTTATGATAAAACCAGTTGAGCATAGTATATCCCAAATGTATGATCCAATTATTAATATTTTTTATAAAAAACCCGATACTACACCTATACAGAAAAAAAAGATAGGAACGAATAATACCGCAGCAGTGACTAAATTAAGTAAAGCATTGGAATCAAAAAAACCGATCAATAATATTGATGAAGAAAAACATGGCAAGGAATATCAATCAATTGATTTACTAAATAAGCCAATACAAAAACCATATAAAAAAGTAGCAGCCATACCTCTAGCAGATAATAGTACAAGTCGACTACAATTAACTAAGCCAACTTCGAAATCAGGTCATTGTTATATTGGCGAAGACCGAGGATTTCGAAGTTGTATTGAAGTTGGAGAAGGCGATATTTGCATGTCAGGCGATATTTTCCCGACACATGCCATATGCGTTAATCCTAACTTGAGAGAATAATAACATTTCTATTCGAGATAAATAATTGTTTGGAACAATGTTATTTATAAAATTGAAATGTATATATAATACAATTCGGTATTACATTATTACAAGATGACAGAGCAAAAACTTAAACTCGTTATTGAAACCGAGTTATCTATGGAAGATATTAACACAAGAAGTTTGTTATGAAACTTTGGAAGAATTAACCGATGTAAAATTAATGTCTCAGTATAAAGAGTGTAATTCTGTTAAAAATGAAATAAAAAATGATTTAAATAGAATTAAATAGAATTAAATATAACGATGACTATAATATATAAATATCAATCTTTAATTAATAATGATAACATGGTTTGGTTTAGGGGTTCAACCTATCCACGTATTATTATATTTGGAGAGGATAATTGTCCCTTGTATAGTGTTTC